AGTACAAGCGTATTGAGCGTGAAGAGACTTGCTACTACATGCTGTGCGATGCATACAGCAAGAGCTATGCTCGCAACCTTCGTTTAAGTGTGTTCACTGACGAAGAACTTGAGGCGGTGATTGAAGCCGCTGGTAACATGATAGCAATGCAACAGGAGGCACAATGCTCATGATGGTAACAATAGTAACATGTTGGTTGTTTTTTGTTGGATCTGTTGGCTTGTTTGTGTTTGGATATGATCCCACTCAGAGCTTTTTAGGAGCAGGCACAATAGTTGGAGTTTTTGGATTTGTATTGTGTCTTTTTGAACTTATGAGGACTTTGCTCAATGGTAGATAGTAAAACAATTGAACTGTATGAAAAGCGTATCGAACGTTGTTTTGGTGTTGCAGAACAGTGTGTTGAAGGAACCTGGGCTCATGATTTTTGGACACGCACTGCAATGACCTTATTGCGCAAATTAAACAACATGCTCGGAGAGGATAGAATTCATGTTACATGAAACCATGTTAGGACTCAGTTTTGAGCCATTTCTTGATGGAGTACAATTGGTACTAGACTTTGACAAGTACGAGTTGAGTATTGTGCAACACAGCGGCAGCTATGGCGGCACAAAAGGCCTGTACGAAATTGCTGTGTTTCAAGACAAAATGCAAGTTGAGCTTCCGGGTATTACCAGGAAAGGCGACACTGTTAACGGTTACTTAACACTCAGTGAGGTGGCTGCTATTGTTAAAAAGATGCACACAATCACCAAAGTAGAACCCAAGAAGGTATCAGCATAAGCGATAAATACATACAGAGGAATACTGTATGCCACGCTTGAGTTTATATCGCCCAAATCGTCAAAACGACTACAAATTTATTGACCGCACTGTTATGGAAATGTATCAGGTTGGCGGTGTTGATATGTTTGTTCACAAATATCTTGGACCGCAACCACACGGTGACGACAGTTCAAGTGTAAGTGGCGGTACTCAAGATGCAACACAACCTGCTTACAGCACAGAATCTCCACTGTTTATTGAAGATTTGTTTTTGCTGGAAAACAGAGATCGCAAATATGATGACGATGTTTATCAAATGCGTGGTGTGTACAACTCACAGGACATTGATTTTGATCTAAGTCAATTTGGATTGTTCCTAAACAACGACACACTGTTTATCACATTCCACTACAATTTTATGATTGACACACTTGGTCGCAAACTGATGAACGGAGACGTACTTGAGTTACCAAACCTCAAAGATTTTCATCCTCTCGACAGCGGCATTGCAAAAGCAATACCCAAGTATTATGTAATTCAAGACGCTGCATTTGCTAGCGAAGGTTTTAGCCAAACTTGGCTGCCTCACTTGTGGCGTGTAAAAGCAACACCACTTGTAGGCGCACAAGAATACCACGATATTCTCAAAAAGCCTTTTGAACAAGACAATATTTGGGACAACGGTAACTATTACCCAAGCGGTAGCATTGTGTTATACAACAACAGCTATTATAAATCTATCACTGATGTTGATCCGGGTGTTGAAATTACAGATACTACCAAGTGGCAAGAGTTTGCTCCTAAAAGCGAGCTTGAAACATTTGGCACAGTGGTCAAGGATCGCGAAATCAATGATGCTATTCTTACACAAGCAGAATACGAAGTTCCGCTCAGTGGTTACGACACTGTTAAGTTTTACATTGTACCAACAAATGAAGATGGTACACCTGCCGATCCAAACAGTTACACAGTGGATAACACTGGCATCACAGTTGATAGCACAAATGTTGATGTTGACGGCCAGCCACAAACACCAAGAGCAAACGGTTACACACTTGGTTACCTAACTGGTGACGGTATTGCTCCAAATGGCTTGCCAGTTACACCAGGTATATCGTTTCCACCAGGTGCGCAAGAAGGGGATTTTGCATTGAGACTTGATTACTTCCCTAATAGACTTTTCCGCTTCAACGGCGCACGTTGGGTTAAGTACGAAGACGATGTAAGAACCAACTTGACACCAGGGTCGCAGAATCAAACACTGCGTAGTGGTTTTGTTAACAACACAAACGAAACAGCAACTGAAGATCGCGGCGACATTCCACAGCGTCAAGCACTTAGTAAACTGCTCAAACCTGAGGCTGACAATTAATGGCACTACAACAGTTCTTTTACGATGAACAAATACGCAGATTCTTGCTGCAAGTTACTAGAGTTTTTTCAAACTTTCAGGTAGAGTATGGACGCGACGAAGATACAAATGCAAAAACACTGTATAGAGTTCCTGTTCGCTACGGTGATGCAAGTCGCCAGGCTGCTACCATTATGCAACAGAACAGTGCTAATAGTCTACCTAGCACACCGCTGATTACGTTTCACGTTACCAACTTAAACTATGCTCGTGATAGAATACAAGAACCATACTATGTTGAAAAACAAAATGTGCGACAGCGTTATTGGGATACTGACAGTGAAAGTTACGAAACTACACAGGGTACTGCGTTCACAATTGAAAAACTTATGCCTGTGCCATATGATCTTGAAATCAATGTGGACATATGGACATCAAATACCAATCAAAAACTGCAAATACTGGAGCAGATATTAACACTGTTTAATCCAGGTTTAGAAATTCAAAGCACAGACAATTTTATTGACTGGACCAGTCTCAGTGTAATGTATCTTGAACAGGTTACATGGAGTTCACGAAGCATTCCACAAGGCACTGATGATCCTATTGACATTGCTACACTGCGTTTTGTAATGCCAATTTGGATATCGCCTCCTGCTAAAGTTAAGAAACTTGGTGTTGTTCAAAAAATCATTGCCAGTGTGTTTGATGCCAGCGGCGACTACACTGACGCAATTTACGACAATGATTTGCTAATGGGAACAAGACAAAAGTTTACTCCATTTAACTATCAGACACTGTTGCTAGGCAATCAGTTACAAGTGCTAGAACCAAGTGCTGTTGTACTCAATGACCAAGGTGTTGAAGTACCAACTGCTCCCCCAAGCAACCTGATGTGGCACACTGTTATCGATTTGTATGGTAGTATGCGGGATGGTATCAGTCAAGTTCGTCTTGACAATCCATATGACGATAGTATTATTGTTGGCACTGTGGCATATCATCCAACAGACGATAGATTTTTGCTGTTTACTGTAGACACTGATACTATTCCACAAAATACACTGAATGCCGTTAACGCTATTGTTGATCCACAACGCAAAGGTCCAGGCACGACAGCTGGATTGCCTGCTGCATCTGCAGGGCAACGCTATTTGTTTATTACCAATTCAACTGGCAGTGCAACAGGAAATGCAGAAGCATGGCGAGGCACAGATGGTTCTCCATTGGTAGCCAATGCCAATGACATTGTTGAATATGATGGTACACGCTGGAATGTGGTATTTGACAGTTCAAACATTAGCAGTGTACAGTATGTAACCAATTTAACAACCAGTGTACAGTATCGCTGGGCAGGCGGAGAGTGGCTTAAAAGCTACGAAGGCTTGTATCCTGAAGGCGAATGGAGTCTAGTGCTTTGATCGATGCTGTTGGCATTTGGTTTTACAGTATAAAAACTAACAGATATCTTTATCTACTACGCAATGATCCTAAAAATCCTGGATGTTGGGGATTACCAGGAGGTAAAGTTGATCCTGGTGAAAATTTACAAGAAGCCATACAGCGAGAATGCCAAGAAGAAATAGGTATGTGGCCAGAAATAGTTAAACTTGTGCCTATTGAAAAATTTACCAGTGCTGACAACCATTTCAGTTACAATACATTTTTTTGTTTGGTTGACACTGAGTTTACGCCAGTGTTAAACAACGAACATCATGGGTATGCCTGGGTTGAATCAGGTGTATGGCCTAAACCGTTGCATCCTGGGTTGTGGACCACTATCAATTTTGAAGAAGTGCTAGATAAGATTGATACAGTTAAACAGTTTCAAATATCACAAAGCGAAACAAATTTACCGTAAGTCCAGCGAGTAAAGTTAACATTGTTTCTCCAGTCACTGGGTGCTTCAGCACCATCACTTACATAAACAAACTGCACCCCAGGGTAGGTAGTAATTACACGATTAACATGATCAATTGCAGTTTGATCAGGAGTGCCTTCACTGTTAGAACCGTCAACACCCAGCAAGAATACTTCCTTGTGTCCGTCAAAACAAGCAAGCCAAGTGGCAACAGCAACGCTGCGTCCTCTTTGACCATATGGAACTAGATAAAATTCACCGGGATTGTTAATACAGTTTCGTGCATGACTGTACACACTAACACGATCGCTGTATTTTGCTTGTTGTATTTCTTTTAGTTTTTCTGCATCAAATTCAACATAGAAATCACACTGTAACTCTGTCCAACAACCTTCAGTTCCATAACTTTGCAGGCGTTTGCGGGCAAAGTGACCTCCAGCATGTCGTTCAATATGGTTTTTTAAGTTAAATTTACCATGTAATTTTGTGTAATATCTGCTTGGGCCATGACCAATAACAACAGCACGACCTGAAATATGTTGGTTTTCAATGGGATTATCAATCCATTCACGCTCTTGATGCTTTTTGCCATCTTTGATTGTGTTGCTGATAATCACAAACTCACCATCGTAGTCTGTGCGATATCTCTCTGACATTAGAGCCTTCCGACTAATACTTCAATTACGCCTGGATCTTCGTCTGTTTTATTTTCAATTGCTTTACCAACAATACTGCCGGCCGGAGGATTGGTAGCATTTGTCCATGCACAGGCATGTCCTGGTCTGCTACTACTTACCAATAGGTCACCTTTGTTGATTATTCCTGTAACCATGCAAGGTACACGTCCAATTAGTGCAACATCAACAATACATTCTCCTTCAAGATAGGTATTCATGAGATATGCAGGATCTGTAGATACAATACCTGCGATTGCACGACTAGTAGGGCCAGGTGATCGTGTTACTTCTGCTTCGCCGCCAAGTACAACCACTGTGCCAGGTGGATACTGGATGTCACTGGTATATTTTTCTGCCAAGTCAGCATATCTTGCAGCATTTGCTGTTGTGTATAGAATATTGTTTGTATTATCAAAATAAAATGAACTATCTTCGTAAACTGGTTTATAACCAGCAGTTGAGTTAGCCGAAAATAGAATTGGACAGTTGGTGTCTCCAGTATCATCATTGTTTACATATACATTAGTAGCGTTAGTTGCTGTACCACTAAGTGTAGCAGTAATTGTACCAGCACTGAAGTTACCACTGCCGTCTCTTGCTACTACTTTGCTTGCTGTATTTGCACTTGTTGCATCAACGTTTAGTGTAACTGAACCACTTGCACCGCCGCCTGTTAGATAACTACCAGCTGTAACACCTGTTATATCACCTACATTAGTGGTATAACCAGCACCGTTAGTTAGCTGATTGTTGTTTGTTGGTATATCACTGGTAAGTGCAATAGTACCAGTACTAGTAGGAAGTGTTAGTGTTCCTGTGTTACTAATAGTACTAATAACTGGACTAGTAAGTGTTTTGTTAGTGAGTGTTTGTGAACCAGTAAGTGTTACAACTGTACTGTCAATTGATAAACTTCCGCTAGTTGTAATTGTTCCTGATAGTCCTGTTCCGCCACTTACTGAGGTTACAGTACCAGTATTTGTGGTATAACCAGCACCGTTTGTTAACTGATTATTATTGGTTACGTTAGTAGCTCCAGCTTCAATACCGTCCAGTTTGGCACCATCAGCAGCAACATCACGACCATCAAATGTGCTGTTTGTGGTAATAGGCCCTGTCATTGCACCGCCAGTTCGTGGCAACGCTGCATCAGCAGTTGTGCCTTGAGCTGCGGTAGCATAGTCACTGCTATCAAACGCCTTGACTTGTTCGAGGTTAGTAACTTCGCTGTCCATTAATGCGCCAGCAGCAGTTACATTGGTTGAGTCTGTAACGTCTGCGCCGTCTTCTACGTTTAATGCACTTAACAATGAGCTTTTGTCTATAGAACCTGTTAGTCCAACAACTGCTTGAACAGCGTCTGTCTGATCGTGCTTAGACCAATTTCCTGCGTATGTAGATGTA